ATCCGTCCAGTGCCAATGTATTCCCCTAACCCCGAAGTCAAAGTGGGGATGTGTTTCAAGGTCATCCCAGTAATGACCAGTGTCATCCTCTGGGCATCCTGCGAGGCAGATGCGCCTGTATCCCATCGCTATTGCTATGACCACTCCGAAGTTGCCGGACAGGTTGGGCTTGAAGTCGCGTATCAGTTTCCACACCCTGTCGGCGGGATCACCTGCGGAGTGCGTAATAAAGTCCCTGTGGTTCAGCTTCGCCTTGCGCAAGTCCCTGTAGATGTTCACCCTGCCTATGTCGTAACATGCGGCGTGTGTGGCGTAGAACCCCTTTTTCATCGGGTAGTGGACTATGGCATCGTTGAGAAGCATCACGTCGGAGTGGACGTTCATAGTCCAGTACCGTTTCAGGTCTTCCCATACGCACCTGCCACAGCCGACCACCAACAGAGGTTTGTCGCCAGTGACCGTATGTGGTGGCGAGGCTCCTTCGCCAATGACTCCGTTGGAACACCATGTCTCCGCCATAAGATCTCCAATAAGTTGAAAGGGGGGCCGAAGCCCCCCATTGTCGTTAGTCCTGCACGTACCAGACGAACATCTTGATGGTGCCCGTCATAGCCTTGGTTCCCGTGGTGACTATCATGTACTCGTCCGCATCGAGCGGTTCGCCGAGGTTGTCCAGTACATTGAATGTTGCCGAACCTGCGGCGACCCCGACAGCGGTTGCGGTCATGTACTCGTCAGCATCGGTTCCGTCTCCGACTTCGAGAGTGCCCCCCGTAGTACCGAGGTCGTCAAACCAGACCTCGCCACGGATAATCCTTGCGCCCTTTGGAACGAAGCACATGGAAATCGTGGAACCGGCAGTTACAGCCGAAGCCTCGTAAGAGTCGTAGGAACACTTCACCCTTGCCCCCCATTCGCCGGGGTCAAGCATTGTCCCTGCCTTCTCAAGAGTCCTGTGTACACCGTAGTAAGTACCCATCAGTTAATCCCCCTTCCTCTTTCCTTAACTACGCCTCGGAACAAAGAATCATTCCGACTGCGTTCTCGTTCATGCGGACTGCGCCCATAGTCACGGAAGCCTGAATCAGCAGGGCGTTGCCCTTCTGGGGGATGGGGTCGATTGAGACCTGTATCTCCTGCCCCATGCCGAGAAGTAGTCCACTCTTGTGCCAGAACAGGCATTTACGGTAGTTGCTTGCGTCCTTGTCAAGCCTGTTGCTCATGAGGAACTTGAATCCGAGGAAGGTATCGACCTCGCCGGAGACAAGAGCCTTCACGCTGTTGTAGTCCGAAGAAGTGATGGCGGTAGCGGAAAGCAGTTCGCTCAACTGGAGCGGAGAGATGGCGATAAACCTGTCGTTCAGAGGAACATCCTTCTCGTCAAGGAGCCTCTTGGCGTAGCGGAGTTTCGCCACGTTCATCCCTGTTGCGCCGGAACCACTGTCACGAACAGTTTCCGCCACGGTCATATTGCTGTCGTAACTGGTGGAGGTTGCGCCAGTCTCGCCCGTGTAGGCGGTGGCATCGGAGGCGGTGATTATCTCGTCGTCAATAGCCCTATTGAGAGCCATTACGTGATTCATGGCGTACTCGTTCATCGGGTTGTTGAGTATCCTGATGAGGTCTTCCTTGTCGATGTAGTCGGCAACGTACTTGTCAACCATCGACACCCGTCTCCTTGCATGGGGGGTATCGGTGATAACAAGGTCAGCGTGCCTTGTGGTCTTTGTCTGCGCTGTAGTCGCAGTTATCTGGTCAAAGAAACCGTACTTTGCGTTTACGGTCTCAACTCTTACCGCAGGCCGGAAAAGAGACTGACTCTGCTGAAACAGAATCTCAATGCCGGACTTATACTGTTGCACCATTGCCGTGGTTATCTGTGAACTCACTTTGCGTCACTCCCAGTGAAAGATTTTGTGTTGCATCTTTCGCCAGGGTGTCCTCCATAGAAGGGCCTGACTGCCGTTTTACGTCCGTGTTAGGACGGCCTGACTTTCGGCTAGCAACGGGCCTTTAGGGGAAAGGGTATCCGTGTGGTGCGGTTGCTACGCTACGTTCGCTGTTGCCTTGATGCAGAACAGGTGAACTACTAAAGTACCTGCCGTTAGTGCCTTCGTGCCAACGGTTGCCGTTATTGCGCTTGCCGCAGTGGTCTTCACAAAGGACGAACCTGTACCGTCGGGGATGATGTCATGGCGACCCTGGTCCCACGGGTTTCCCGAATCCGCTATCGCTATCGCACTTACAATGTCGTTTGCTCCAACGACCTTTATCGCTATGGTCGCCGTGTCGGATGCTCCGTCCGTGAATGTCTTGAGAACATCCACACAACCGCCCACAACGAGCATGTTCGCCGGAACTGATACCCCAAGCGCGTGAGCCCCCACAGTCCTGTTGGCCGCCACGGTAGCGTCGAATGTGGCGGAGTAGACGAACATCCCGCCGAGTCCGTCAGCCCTTGCAAGGGATACATCGTTGATATTCACCTCTGCCGCCGTCGCGGTGACCCCTGTTATACTGGTAGGCGGTATAGTCTTTGAGTCTGTGCCGTCATGGTCATGACCTGTGGAAGCGTCAACCACATCAGCAATCGCCTGTCGTAGTTCAATTGTATCCTTATCGAATGCACTTGTCAAAATCCAACCACTCCTTTCCTACTCTGTCGGGAACGCCCTTTCGTGGAGGATGCGGAACTGCTCTACAGCCTCACGGTGTCCCGGTGACATCTTGTCGTTAAGTTTCTGTATAAAGGATGCGTCGCCCTTGAGCCTTGTAATCTCCGCCTGTGCTGATTCGACAACCGTGGTTGAATCGGGAAGGGCCTTCAGCGTGTCTTCCCCCATCATCTTGCCGAGCCTGTTGAAGAGTTTTACGATGCGTGGGTCGTTGCCCAACCCCTCATTGAGCAATTCCCTCTGCTCTTCATCACACAGCGACCTTACCGCTCTCTTGGCGACTGCTACCTCCCTGTCAAAGGCTGTACCCCAATCCTTCTTGAGTGCTTCCACGCCCTCCGTGATCTCCGCCTGCCGTGAGGACTGCATCTTCTCAACGGCTCTTTCTGTGGCCTGATTCCAGAATGACAGAAGCCCGTCAACCTGCTGTTGGTTGAGTCCGCTCCTGTGAGCCGCATCCTTGAAGGACTTGAGGAAATCACCATCGGCGTTCTCCAACTCCACCTTGTATTCATCGGGAGTCTTCGGGCGACCAACGGCATCAAAGAAGGATTCCCATTCGGACGGGTCAGCGTCCTGCTTCGGGACTACAACCTTGTCCCTGCCTATCATCTTGACGGCGTTCACCAGACCCTTAGCCGCCTCTTCAACGGTCTTGTATTTCTGCACCGTTGGCTCGTTCTTCAATTCCTCCGGCAATGATTCGTACCAGGGGGTCTCCGCCGTATCCTGTATTTCTTCACCGCCGAGAAGTGTCTCTTCTGCGACAGGTGTCCCTTGTTCGGGGCTGTCAATCATTCGTCAATACCTCCGTTTGTATGTTTTCGTAACTGTCGCCAAGCATGTCTAGGATGTGCAACACCACCTCCTGAAATGCGATATTCCTGTCGGTATCCCGAAAGGACATGCCGTTGTATGGCGACTTACCCCACATGCAGTACTGCTTGATATCCTCAAGCACACGCATTCCAGCCTCGCTTGTGAACGCTACATGGTAGTCAACCCTTAGGTCGTCTAATACACGTTTAGCCATTACATGCCTCCGGTGAGTTTATCCATGTCCATCTGTGATGCGTCCTTCCCTGCCTTTGCCGCATCCTTGGCAATAGCCGCAATCTGCGCCATCTGTTGCATATTCTGACGCTCCTGCCTTATCTGCGCCACCTGTTCGGGGTCACGTATGAGTTTCTGCGGCAACCCCGTAGTCCTCCCGATGTGCCGTGCTATCTCGTCTGTGTCGAAGTTATCGAGTATGTCGGGCACGGCTTCGGTAAACGGCCCCACCAATCCCATGGCCTTCTGTATCGCCATGATGTCGGAAGTCCTCTGCGCCCTTGCCATCGGTGACTCGTACTCAACCTTCACGTAACCCCCGGCCTGTGCTATCTGCGGAGGGGGAGGCGGTATCTTCCCACGGCGGAGGAGTATCCCGTACGCCCTCATTACCAGAGGCTCAAGGAACTCATGCTGTAGCCGTGAATAGGTCGGGCCGAGTATCCGCATGTTCTCCTCTACCCTCTGCATTACCTCCGTGGCTGTCATCCTGTCCGCACGTATCAAGTTGATGGCATCGTAGAAGAATGTGTCGTTGATGCTGTTCTTAACCTTCTCAAGCAGAGCGTCCGTGACGGGGATAGACCTTCCGTCCACTATGTAGAGCGGTTCAAGTTTCGCCGCACCCCTCGCCCTCTGGTTGATATGGGCAGGGGATGTGTTGACGGGGTTCAGATACGACTTGTACTCCATGTCGATGGGGGGGCGTATGATTATCTCCGCCGCTTCAAGGATGTCCTTGGTCATGGCGTTGGCGGTCTTTATGTCCGGCAACCCCTCCATGCCAGGGCCTCTTCCCCATATCTCTCCGCTAGCGGTAGCCCACCGTGTAACGTAGGCGGGGAACTCGTAGTACCCCGACTCCTTCAGCAGGTGCTTCCACTGTGTCGCTATCCACACGGAAGCGAACGGCTTGTCCAGTTTGTTGTACTTGTCGTAGTCATCCTTCGGGAACACGGCGTGTATGAGTTGTATCCCCTCTTCGGGCTTCTTCTCCGCAAGTTCACGTATCTTGTCGTTGCATGCCTCTTCCCCAAAGTATTTCAGCGTGTTCCTCGCCGACATCTCAAACTCCCTGTGAAGCACATCGATGTACCCCTTGTGGTTCTCAAGGACGGCGCATTGTATCAGGGGGAGCGTGTGAAACACGAAGTCCGGCCCCTCGTCGCCGTCGTTCTCCTCGTGGAATAAAACCCCCGTCCCCAGAGAGGGAAGGTCAAGGTAGAACTCGTGCGCCTTCGTGTGGAAGTTGGAGTCGTTGATAGCGTCCATGATGAGTTCGGTCACATGCTCCACCCACATGAGTATGTTGTGATCTTCCATGAGGCTGAGCGGAGATATCTTCAAGGACAGCCACTTCTGCGAAGGGTTGGTGAGCATGGAGTGAAGGGATGCGGCAAGACGGGCATTCGCACGGGGAGCCGTGGAATCGTAAATCTCCCCCCTGCGCTTTGCCCCCTTGCTCTTGAAGTACACATTGTGCCGTGGAACTATCCTGTTGGAGATCTCGTCCCAATGGGATTCCCACGGTGCACGCAGTTCCTTTATCCTTGTGTGCCTCTCAAGCACCTTTAGCACTATCGGTTCATTCATACGCTACTCCCCCAACAGGGTTTTCCTCTTCACCGTTGCGGAACCCAGATCCTTTCCGGCGGTGAGTATGGTGGATTCGTAACCCTTCCTCTTTGCCGCCTTGCGCTTCGCCACAGACTCCGCCTCGATCTCTCCGCCAGCCGTGTCCGGCTTGGCAGGCATCTGGGGTTCGGGCATCTTGGGCGCACTCTGCCCCAGCGCCGCCACCGCACTCCCTGCCCCCACAAGACCCTGTAACCACATCAATGCTGTTTCAGCCATTAAG